TGCCATTGGAGCAGAAGGAGACATAATCGGATTACCCTTCGCTGATACACCAGTTTGAATAGCTGCACCTGCCACAAGACCACCTTGCGTAGCGGCTACAACTTTTGCACCAGTTTCAATTCCTTGCCCAATCATGGATGTAATAAGAGATGCACCATGCTGTGCAAAATAAACCTTCCACACATCTATATCAATAGCAATTTGTGGAAACTCTCTAATTGTCATTCTATTTTCAAGACAATAATTTCGGTTTGTTGCTGATTTAAAGTTTTTAGGCACAAGGGTCAAAACTGGTTCTGGAAGGAAATACCCAACTAATGTAAATTCGCAAAAACTTGGATCACTAAAATATTCAAAATTGTATGTTTCGCTGTCAGAATCAGTAACAACTCTAAGAGTATTATATGGCGCTGTAAATAATTTTTTATTTTTTGGCACATAACCTGCTAAAGATGTATAATGTTTTCCGACTCTAAACTGCCACTCAATTCCATCCTCTATGTTATCATAAGTTAAGGGTTCAAATGGGCACATATAACCTGCAACTACGCCATCAGTGAATGGGAAATCTGGTGAACTAATTGCAGTTATAAACTGCTGTATTCCGCCTTTACTACCAATAACTATTGGGCATAAACCAGTATAGACATAATGCAAAACATTACCTTCAAATTTTGAATACCCTGTTACTTGACCTTGATTATCTTTATCTTGCTGAAATGTGCAGTAAAAGATAGCTGAAGCATTTGTAGCGGCAACACCTTCTATAGTATATGGTTTAAAAACTGAATAACCATCTACAATATAGTCACCTTGTTCGAGTCCTTCTGGGACTAAATTTGCACCTATAATATCATTCTGTATATGCTCGCGTTCAACAAAGCATTGCTTCACAATAGCATTTGTTATAAATGATTGCATTACATCAATTTCATATGTAATTTCTGTAGTGATGTTATTTACATATTCCCAATTAGTGATAAACGCATAAAAGTATTTATTCTCAAAGCTTGTATTTCTGAAGTAAAGATAGTTATACTGAATAGCTTCATCCATACCAAGTTCCAATCTTATTTTATTAGATGAAGTTCTCTGATAACTATTCTGTGGAAATATTCTACCATTTCCATCAGCAACTTTACCCCTAAAATATAAGTACTGCTGTGTAGAATTTGCAAAGGTAATTGTATGGTCATAACTTGCATCAAGTGGTACATTCTTTAAAAGTGCAATTTCTGAATTTGGAGCAATATATGCCATAGCTTTCTCCTTTCCTTAGAAATGAGGGAAGGGAATTAACCCTTCCCCATTCATTAGATTATGCGTCTTTAGCAAGAGTAATTTTATCACCAATGGCAGTTGCAGGTGTAGTAGTTGCAGATGCACCTTCACCTTCGGTCACGGCTTCGGTAAGAATATCGGTTGTAGCAGTATAACCTGTGCCGTTAATTGTAGCCTTCGCAGTGTATGCTGTTTCAGCACCAGTACCAACAGGCATAATGATTGCGCCATACTTGTGAACTGCAATACCTGCTTCAGTAGCATCTTCATCCTGCACGAAGTTAACATTCTGCGGCTTGAGAGCGGCAGTAGAATCGTCAAGAGTAAGGGTGTAGATAATTGCATTCGCAGTGCTGTTAATGTCTGTCACGTAGAAGTCAACAGAAGCGGGCAGAGAAGTGGTAGCACCATCGTCAACAAAGACAATAGCATTGGAAAACGGAGAGAAGGAAACTGTCTTCCACACATGGTAGAAGTAATTCCAGTACATACCACTTGCAACATATTTCTCATCAAACTGTGCAAGGTTATCATAAATCTGGAACCACTCTTCATCAACAAGGACAGCTTTCACATCTGCCATAAGAGCAAGTTCTGCGGCTGTAACTTCTTCCATCATATCGCTGTTGGCACGGATAATGTCGAAGCGATCATTGTCAAATGTAGTGAAATCATCAATTAGCATAAGTCTGCCCATGAAGTCTGCCTTATCCATGTTGAAAGCGGCGGCAAGAACATCAACGTCATACTGTGCATTGAATTTTGCATCCATGAAAATGTACTGGTCGCCTCTCGGAGTGGCAGTATGAACACCTGCAGAATTGTACTTATCACTCATGAAGGTAATCATATTGGAGTTGCCACGGAAAGCAACAGCGGCTTCACTCATCTTTGTTGCATCAAATGCGACAGGGTACATCTTACCATGCGCAACAGCTTTGATGATAAGGTATTTGAAGAGAAGGAATTCATCGTATTCAGCACCAGTATAGATAGCATCAACGATTCTTGCAATCAAATCCTGCACACCATTTTCAGAGAGGAATGCTGTCTTCAGATCATTGTTCTGGATGGTGATAGGATATTCAACACGATAGTTCATCGTGTGGAACGCAGTACGCACATCGGGAAGGGTGCGCTTCAGTTCACGCTGTTCAGCTTTCTCTGGGGAGAACTCACGTGCCTTTGCAATCTGTACAAAGACTTCTTCCACAGTTTCGCCAAACTCAAGATAACCTTTCTTGAGCATAGCGTAAGCATTGTTAAAGGTTGCACTCTTAACTCTTACACTCGCAATGCGGTTAATGAGAGAGGAAAGAAACTGGTTGGCAAGATTGGGGTAGCCATACAGCACTTCACCAACTTTGGGAATGTCTCTTACATCACTAATCTCTGGAACAAGAGACTGATATTCCATGCTTGCATTTGCTCTGATAGTATTCAGAATATCAAGAGTAGAAGCATTGAGATTAGTCATAGCAATACGTCTGGGCATAATGTTTAATCTCCTTTACTTAAATAAGTCTTCGAACCTGTATTTCTTAGGTTCTGGGTCACCCGCATCAAGCGGATCTTTTTCATCTTCTACGGGGTTGAAAAATCTGTCATGGTACTTCTGTCGCCATTCTTTATCAATGCGTTCGGCTTCAGCTTTCCAATCTTTACCGTCTGGTTTTGCTTTACTATTAAGGTCATCATAGGTATCAGTTACATCTTCAATGAGTGATAATGTTGCATCGTCCGTATTATCACCAAATGTCTGCTTCAGTGATGCAAGCAATTCTTCTTTTGTCTTGATAGCCATTGTCTCTATTCCTTTCTTTTAAAATGGATAACGGATGTAGAAAAATAATGGAAGCTTACGTGACGGAGTAGGTGTAGGTGGTTCTGGCGGTGTAGGTGGCGAACCAGAATAAGCATCATATATTTGCTGACTATAACCATAGCGTTCTTCTTCCTTTGAAGAAGCATCCTGTGGATTTTCAAAGTCATGCAGAACTTTATTACTTGCTTCTCTTACTGATGTAGCATTCTTTAGAACATTTAAAACGGAAGCATATTGGTTTTCAAGTTCCCACTGTAAAAACCATAATTCAAACTCTAAGCTACCTGCAACACCATGCTGAAAAGTATGCCAATAGTTCCAATAATTTTGCCTTCTTGGTGACCAATCCCACTGTGCTAAACCATAAGCAGGACCATAAGTAACATTGTTGTACCTATAGGTTTTGGTGTTAACAAAATTGTATTCATCAATACTGCCCGCATTTAACTCTTGAGTATATGCCTTTGAAGGTAACATTTGTGTAGATAAGTCACCTTGAATTCTGCCGGGCGTTATAATTGATTCAGCGGCAAGGTTACCAAGCAAACCTGCAACGCCATACTCATTATTAATAAAACCCATGCAGTAATCCCAAACTTGTTTTTCATATTCAGAAAAAACAGCCATAACTTACTCCACAAAATTAATAATCAAAGCGCCATACTTCTTCAAGTCTAAATCAACTTCCATAATTTGCTTCTGTTCATTCGTTACTTTCGGTTCATCCGAAACGATAGCATTTTTAAACATATTGTTCACAACCTTCTGCACAGAACTTGCATTATATCCTGCGTTTGTAAGGCGAACTATTCTATCGTCATCGACTCCCCATTTCCCTTCAATCACTTCAAGGGCAATTTCTCTTTCAGTTTTCACTCTTACGGATTCTCCCACTTATCCAGAAGTTTCTGAATAACCAGAGTGTTGTTATTCACTGCTTCTGAAAGTTTGTTGATTTCCTCTTTATGCTGTTCTTGCTGTTTATTGATGTACCAAAAACATACACAAGCAACGGCAATCGGAAAACCTAACTGCGAAATGATCTGCGCTATTGTGTCCATGATAAATCCTCCTTCCCTATGGAAATTATACCAAAAAGCTTGCATTTTGTCAAGAAATATGTTATAATTCATATAAGAAAGTTGGTGTTTCGATAATGGGGCAATACTATGATGGTACTAAACTCCTGTCCATGCTTGATGTAAATGGTAGAAAACCAGAGTTGTACCTATGCACTACAAACAGAAGTGGTGGCAAAACTACATACTTTCGCAGAAGGAATATCAACCTATTTAAAAAGAAAGGGGTTAAATTCTGCGAGGTTTATAGATATAACTATGAGCTTGATGATATAGCTGATAAAATCTTCAAGGAGATAGGTTCACTCTTCTTCACTTCAGATGATTTCACAGTTAAACGTAGAGCGCATGGAATCTATTATGAGTGTTTCCTTAATAACCTTCCTTGCGGTTATGCTATAGCATTGAACAATGCCGATACCTTGAAGAAGTATTCCCACCTCTTCTCTGATACTGGTCACATGTTCTTTGATGAATTTCAATCTGAAACGAACCACTATTGCAGTAATGAAATTCAAAAGCTTATTTCTATTCATACCTCTATTGCAAGAGGCCAAGGCAAACAGGTTAGATATGTACCTATGGTATTGTGCGGTAACGCTGTTAGCCTTATTAATCCTTACTTTGTTGAACTTGGAATAAGTTCCAGACTCCGTGATGATACTAAATTCCTACGTGGTGATGGTTTTGTTATGGAGCAAGGGTGGATAGAATCTGCCGCACTTGCTCAAATGGATAGCGCATTCAATAGAGCATTCGCACAGAATAAATATGTGCAGTATTCAGCACAGAATGTGTATCTGAATGACAGTAAAGCATTTATTGAGAAACCAAAAGGGCAAAGCAGATACCTTGCAACCTTGCGCTATTGTGGTACTGATTTTGGTATTCGTGAATATGCGGAACAAGGAATTATATACTGTGATGACCATGCCGACAGTACATACCTAAATAGGATTACTGTAACCACGCAAGATCATGAAATAAATTATGTTATGCTCAAGCGCAACGATCTATTCCTTTCCAATCTGCGCTATTACTTTGAACAGGGTTGCTTCAGATTTAAGGATATGAGATGCAAAGACGCAGTTCTTAAAGCACTTTCTTATTAGTATATCCCCCACGGCTATATTCAATGGGTCTTCTGGATAAGCACAGGTGAAATAAACTGCCAGACAGATCAGACGGACAGCTTACCGCATTGCGTAACCCGTGGTTTTGGATATTAAAATACCCCATAGATTTAGGTCTATGGGGTATTGATTTTACTTATCGAAAATTACTCCGTCTTTGACTATTACTTTGGTTATCCACACAGGTATCTTGTTGTGAAGGTGATCATACTTTCTTGCGCATCTCTCTGCGGCTTTAAATGTCTTTTCCCATGTGATAATCTCATTGCCCACTATAACTACGTACATTCTTTTTCCTTTCTACCATTAATCTGGTTAACGTCATTGTGTTATCTTCTGGGTTATATTTTACCATGTTTAACACAGCATCTTTCCCATAGAATTGCCTAACATGAAGGTAGGATTCTACAGCATCTTGTTCCTCATTTTCATGAAAAGCCATTTTAGGTTTTCCATTCACAAAGAGCATATACTTAATCATTACCTAAATAAGATATACAATATTAAAATGATAACAATCGTTGGAATACTAATGTACATAAAATCACTCCCTTACTTGTGTTCCATACAAACTGCTAAGTGTTAATTTAAGTATAGCATAAAACGTACAATCTTTTGGGTCTCTACCTAATCTGCATTTCATCCAACTACAAACTTTTGGGTCTCTACCTAATCTGCATTTCATCCAACAAGGGTCGTAATGATAGCAACCATAACATTTCTCATTACGCATAATTTATCACCTCATTTCATACATACTATCTGTGAGTAATACTCCACCCCTTATGCGCTTCGGTAATAGCTTTCCAGAGACTACTAACCCTACATCAAAATCTGTCAGTTCCCTCTTCTTTGAGAGGAACCACCTGTCAGCATCCGTAAGTTCATGTACATTGCCATCTTCATCGGTGTACTCTGTAGTATTCTCATCAGCTATAAATCCGTCCATTGAGAGTAAGAATAGTTCCTTACACTTCTGGGGCATTCCTGCACACTTTACATTGTAGTATGGCTTATCAATAGGCTCAAGGTCTTCGTGCGTGATATGCTCTATGTATGTTTTCTGCCTAACAAACCATCCTTCATCCCAACAGCTTTCAAGCTTCCAACAGCAAAACTCTTTTGGGTCTACTTTGATACCTTTAATTTCATCTGGCTGAAGGTCACAGTGAATGCTGTCAGTATCAGCATAAATAAATCCTCTTTCGCCTTTACCATAGTAGTTCATTTGTGCGGCTCGGATAGTAAAATTTCTTGCGTAACTGGTGATTGCTGAACCTGCGGCTATATACACAGGTCTTTTGTTGTGCTGTGTTACTGTGTAAAAGCCTAATGATTTGTCTTCTTTCACGTATGCAACTTTGAAACTACTATCTGTACTGCTTGCAAGTTTGCCATAGAGATTATTCAAGAAAAGCTTTGCTAACTCCCGCATTGCTCCCTTACTATTCATTTTAATCTCTTTGTACTTATCAATGTAGGTATCAAATATGCCTATTGAAGAGAAGAAGTAACACCCATCAAGAATTTCAAAATCTACAAGTTCATAATGTTCTTTAATAAGTGCAAAGTCTGTCATTGTTAGAGTCATAGTCATATATGCCTGTTTAATATTACCATCTCTATCAATGTATTCAGTGTAATATTTGCCATCTTCTGGGTTATAAATGTCCGACGTTTCAAGACTTTCTGTGGCTGTGTACATTAAACTACTCTTGTTTTGAATGAATGGCAACTTACCTTCTTTAATATAGAACCTTGTTTTAACACGTACAAAATAATAAATCCACGGTTTTAATGCTTCATCTGGGATATAATTTCCTTGCCAGAATGTGGGTAAACCTATTGGATAGCCGTTGCCACTAATACTGTGCATCATAGAAGGATACAAACTGTTAACGTCTGCTGTTGTGCCATTGCGCTTAATCTGCTTCTCCTTCCCTTTTACAAGATAGCACCAACCACCTCGGTATGATTTTCGAATGTATTCATCAGCATTCTTTGCGCCGTATGATTCATCTATCTCTATTTCTACAAGGTTAGGAAAATATTCAGCGTATAGCTTCTTACCAATCAATGCCCTATACTCTGCAAGACAACAACTTCCTATGGTTAACTTCTTGTGCCCTTGTTCAAATGTAGCTTCTAGTGCTTCTTTAACTACAAGAACATCATTTGCGATGTATTGCTGTTCTTCTGGTGTTATTTCACAACCTGCATAGCGGAATCCCTTGTACTCCATATCCAATTTCTGGTGCTTTGTTTTAAAACTTTCCCCTATTCTTTTTACAGTAAATGGCAACAGTTTTAAACTATCCCTTAATTCTATAATATGGTCATGCGTTTTGATAATAACCCTGTACCATTGACCCATATCACTGATAGAATAAGTGAATGTTTTATTCCTCATCCTCTTAACAGGATACCATTCAAATTCTGAAGTTGGCTCATCTTCTGCTGGTTCATGCGCCGCATGGTGAAAACCTTCATCAACTAATAGATAACTAAGCCAAAATGCGCCATCAAACTTAAGATTGTGATAATAGCAAACAACATCACAATCTAAGGATATGAAATACTTAAATTGTTCATCAATGCTGTGAAATATTTTCACATCTTCTGTATACAATTCAACACAAGCACTTGCCCACACTTCTGTGTTAATCTGACCTTCGTAAACAGTAGTTTCAAAATCCCCCATGAAGTAGCGATAATTTCTGGTTTTCATTCTCCTTCATTCAATCGCTCCATCATGTCAGATACTTCTTTGGACTCTGCTACTGTTAATGGTCTACCCCAGATAATTTCTGTAAACTTCCGTATATCAATTTGGACACCCTCACGGGCTGAATAGTCCTTATATGTAGAACCGCTCAAATATAGAACACGATGTACAATATCTATCAGTTCTGTTTCATGATTTAAGCAGTTCCTAACAACTTGTTCTCTTCCAAGTGAATTAATTGCTCCTTCAAAAGTGCTTTTAAGTTGGTTTCTATCATTTGTCTTAATGCGTTTTAATTCTTCCGACCATAAAGATGACGGCGCCCAGTTATCAATCAAGCTTTTAATTTGTTCAAAAGCTACTTCTGCTTCTCTTGGCAAACCTTGTTCATCCTCTGCCTGTTTCCTTGCTTTCCTCCTTATATCTTCTTCGTTTATTTCAGCTTCTTTTTGACCTTGTTCTTTCTTTGCTTTCTCTGCTTCAATCTGTTCCTTTGCTAATTCTTCCGCTCTTCTTTTTGCTTCATTTGCCCGTCTTGTTTCCCAACCTTTACGGGAACGTTCTGAATATTCTTGCTTTCTTCTTTCAGTCCCAATAATATAGCTATCTTTTAGTGGGTCATAATACTTGGCAAACTGATAAATATTCTCAACAGCTTTCTTTAATTTGTCAAGAAGTTTTTGATTGATATACTTAGGGGTTTCATCTTTGTAAACATTATCAAGAGGGACATAACCACGTTTACCGATTCTTTTAAACTGTCTTTTAATCTCAGCAACCAGTTCCATATAAGCTGTCTGGTTTGCAGTAGGCTTTTTCGCCACATCTTTCATCCCCTTTATAAAAGAAATACCCCACGGGTTAGCGTGGGGCTTATAAAACAGGTGCGCTTACAGAACAGAGCAGGTGATAAACTGCTTACCTTTGTAGTTTTTGCTGTCCTTGCGGTAAACTTCAATGCTGAAGTCTTCTTCACCTGCTGACAGCATTTCGCCGGTAATGTCTTCCAGAGTGGTAAGGAAGGATTCAGAGCCAGTGTTGTATTTTGTGCCGTCCTTGTCTACGACAACAACATTCTGGTAGTCCTTTCTGTCCTTGCTCTTCTCATTGTGAATATTGAGAAGAACATGGTAATCATAATTGATAACCACTTTGCCTTCTGCCTGTGTAGCATTATCAAGGTTAATGCTGTTGCTAAGGTCTTTGAGTTTGATTTTTTCTTTCGGCGAGAGTTCCTTTGTCGAACTTACAATGTTTACTTCGTAACCTTTCATTTTTCTGTTACTCCTTCTTTAATGTTAGTTTTCAGTTTTTTCACGGGGAGGAAGAATCTTTGCGGCGGCAATGAATTCCTGCTCTGTCATGCCGTACAGAGTTTCTTCAATTTCAGCACTCTGAACGTGTACGACTTTCACAGTTTCGCTGTTGATAAGCGGTTCAATCCGCTTAAGCATTGCCTTCTCATCCTTGTAGGTGCGGGGAAGAATCACTTCCTGCGTGAAGGGTTTTTCCTGCACAAGATCAAGGCAGAGAACTTTACACTTGGTTGTGGTAATCGTTCTTGTTACCATCGGCTGTCTTGCCATAATTTCTACTCCTTTCTTTAAGATTATGATTAATGCTTTGCTACCCTTGGGAATTGCACCCAAATGCTGACTACTGGTAGCATATAAATGGGATTACAGCGTAGTTAACCGACAGTAATCCCACCCACCGGCCATGAGCAGGTGTCTACGGAGGTACTCACCTATGTGGTACAAGAGTATAATACCACAAATCCAAGCAAATTGCAAGAGGAAAATGCTGAAATTGAGAACTTTTTTCGATATTGGGAAATATTTAACTATCGAGCAATTCCAATTCAAGAGGGTCTACTTTGCCTGTGTTTTCTTCAGCGAACATCCGTAAAGCTTTCGCAAGCATATAGTGATAGGCTGATTGTAAATCTGCACAAGCAGTTTTGTGCGTACAGCCTTCACAATTCATGTCTTGCGGGTCGTAATAGGAAGAATACTGTTCACAATGACCACATAAGCCTCTGTTGATTACATCTGCTACAAATATAGCATCATCTTTGCGGTAGCTTGTTGATTTAATGGTTATCATGAAAATGCCCTTTCTGCTAATACATTCTTGCACTGCTCTGTTACATTACGTACAAATGTGCAGATTTCAAAACACGGACAATCTGCACAAGCAAGCTTTTCATGCGTACACGTAAGCCTTTCAAGAATTACTTTTGTTGCAATAATTTCTTCGGAATTGAGAGATTCTACATCAAAAACCATATTAGACTCCTTCTAATCGATAATATTTCATCTTCTTGATGTTAAAAAAGAACTCTGGATAGTTGCAAAAACCACTGGTTGCAAAACGTGACGTAGGCATCCCAAAACCTTTTGAAGTGAGAAAACCTTCTAACCAAGGCGCATTGTTAACATCGACAAATCCAAATTCATCTTTGTTAGCTAATTCCCTGTTAGGAAGGTTTACAGTTACACTGCAATAAGGCTGAAAAAAATCCTGCGGGTCATCTTTGCGTCTTGCGTAAATGGAAATTGCAATTCTGCCACCTTCTTGATACCTGCCTATTTTGAAAAAACCTTCGTTTTTCCAACCATCCCACGGGTCTTTAAATTCAAATATCATAGTGGACAAACATCCTTTCCTTCACAGTTTTGCGTGAAAAGTGGCAAAAATCTGTGAGCATCAAGAGAAGAAAACTGAAGATAATCAACAAGTATGTCTTCTGGTTTAGGATAGTAGGACTCCCCATTGTACCAATCTGCTATTTGCCATTGTATTTCTTGCATTACATCTTCATACCACTCTTCAATTGGTATATCAAGATTTGTCGGATACATTTTGTACCAATATGCTTTGGCTTTTTCAGCAAATTCTTCTTGTAGCGTCTTTGTCTCTTCCATGCAGAAAAAACTCCCTTCAATGTTAGTACATAAGTTTGAACTTATGCCCTACACGTAGGGAAGAAAAAATCTTCCCTTAAGTAAGAAAATGATAACGCAAAAATTTATAAGCTAATTTCTTAGCTTGTTTCATGTTTTCACAATACAAAGTCTTTTTCCCATTTCTTTTCCAACGGATTAAAAAACCATAAACGATAGTTTAATAAATCTTTTCGTTCCGTGGGAACAAGCATGAAAATATACCCTTTGTATTGAAAAGGTTTAACCTTTGACTCATTCATAATTATATTTCCTTTCCTGTTAATATGCCCAACACAGGGAAGAAAAATCTTCCCTATTTTGAAATCCATACCCTTATCGGATTACTTACAAGAAAATCAGTTCCGTACATCTTCAAGCAAACAATACCACAACACTCTGATACAGAATTTTCCGCAAAAGGCGGGACATAATATCCTTCAGTACGCAATATGCCCTTTAGAGATTTAATCATGTCTTCCATCGTATTATTCCTAAAAGCAAAATGCATACAATTAGTGTTGTCAATAAAAATATGGATTGCACCAGTTTTATCCATAGCAAAAAACTTGACAACCTTATATTTATTATTTTCGTCAATTCCGTACAATAATGTAGCATTAACTTTTTTCATAATTAAAAATCCTTTCAATAATATTAGTATGCCCAACACGTTACAAAAAAGATGATTATATCGAGTTGATATAATCGTCAATCTTGATTGCCATTTCTGAATCACAATATATCTCAAAATGAGTAAAATTGTAATTACCAGACGTTTCATACTTGATACCATTATCACGCAAAAACATTCTAAGCGCGATAATATCAGCATCGTTAATTAAATCAATATTATACCATCTTTTCATTATAATATTATCCTTTATGTTAATTTATGCTCTACACACTGGTTTGTTATACGATACCAGTAAACGCTTGACCACTTCTGTAAATAATGAGTGGATACATAGTGCAGGGTTTAATATGGCAGCATTGCCCGCTTGCTTGACATATTGCTCTTATGGATTATAGTGGAATAAGACAATATCCATGAACAGAAACCACTCTAAAACTGTATTTCACCCTTGTTTTACTTCGCATCTGAAATACAAAGAGCATGAAGTTCCGTTAATGTTTTTTAATGTGGTAAACCATAACCTTTAAAATATCCACAGGACATTTATTTGCCCGACACGTTAACCATAACTGAAGAGGAAATTATTCCTCTTCAGCTTCTTTCTTTGTTCCTCTCGGTGGAAGAACTACAGCGTATGCCATGAAAAAGCTTTCCGGCATTCCATAAAGAGTTTCAATAGTTTCCGCAGATTTAACCATAACAGCAATATGATTGCTATTATTGCTTTTGAATGTTTCATTCAGTGCAGAGATTGCAGAAGAATCTTCACGACTTCCGGAAAAAGTCACTTCAGTATCATAGCATGAATTTTCTTCCGGATTTACGCACATAACAGTGTACTTTGTGCTTTCAATCGTGCGAGTGATCATTTTTTCCTTTTTCATTGTTTTAATTTCCTTTCAAATGTTAGTTTTAAATTTAGGCATTTAATGCCCGACACGTTACATCAAACAGGTCTATATGTATAGACCCCTGCATTATACTTTCCATATTCACTAAAGAAAGTAGAAATCTGCCTTGATGAAGAACGTGAATAATTAGTATATTCAGTTTCTTCATAATAACCACCACAATAATAAAATTTATTAACTTTCTTAAATTCTTTCATACGCATTACATCAAAGCATTCACCAGAACCATTAATAAATGCAGCCAAAGTTTCATATGATACTAAAAAATAATACAAACCAATTTTGTAAACCCTTGCATTCATATAATGCAACTGTTTTCCTTTTCCATGGTTATTCTTATTCCAGATATCAAAAGCAACTTTTGCGGCATCATCCACAATATTATTAATGATAATTTGTTCAGCCTTTTTCATGATAGTAAATCCTTTCAAAATTAAAATTATTTAGCACGAAAGGACGTGCCCAACACGGGGTAGCATAAACTACCCCATTTTAACGTGTTTCGTAGCAATTTTCAGCTTGACACATTTTCATGTGCTTTCCCCTAACCTTTTGAAAAAGGCATTTTACGCTATTGAAAAATAGCGGGGTACACTCATCGGGGGCACTTTAACACTAACATTAAAGGTTACAATATGACACGATTATACCTGCCTGCACTTACCTGTACATAGTACCCATCTTTGCAGGCACGTTTAGCTCTGTAACCTGCTAAACGTTTGGTTATATCGATTTTTCAATGTGCGCCCTATTTCAGTTAACCGCTGTATCTCATAGGTAAGTTATACAGTTTCCTTTTCTTTTCTATGGTCTTATTATAGCACATGGTACACGATTTGTCAAGTACTTTTTTCAAGTTTTTTCAACTTTTTCTTGCTACTTTTTGACCATTTCAAGAGGTTTTATTTGTTT